GCAGTTATAACCACCACGATAAGAGAAAATGGTCTGCTTGTTGGTACCCGGCATTCTCCCTTGCCAGTTACCCAAGTTAGGCCATTTTTCTACTTCCTCCTTTTTGAATCTCCTTCCGGCTCTGGCTATACAGAATGGCCGTGAGTCTCCAATGATTGTCCCAGAGTAACTATAATACTGAACATCCAGATCCTCAGAGATGGTCTGGAGATATTCTGCATTGAATACCATTACGGCATCATTGGTAACCTGGGTAATGTATCTTTGAAGGAATGGTTTCTCGGCCTCGGTACCTTCGATAAACTGGGTTAAGGTCTTTCTCAGGGTAGCCTGATTACCTACTCCGCTTATGTTGGCCTTCAGGACTTCCCTGATTGCATTGGAGAAGTTATCTTTTATTCCGGCTCCCAGAAGATTACTTCGGGTAATGTCCACATTGGTCTTCAGTATGGCCTCATACAAATCCTGCTTTCTGGTATAGTTATCCAGAACCTCTCCCATGTAATCATCGGAAAGCTTGGCTAATTCCTTAAACCCATCTGTAAGGCTTTTAACGGAGTTCTGGTAGACTACATTGGATACAAGGGCATCACCTATCCTCCTTTTCAAAAGAATCATTTCCCGAAGGCTCTTGGCCCTATCATCAGGATCAAGGCTTAATGCGGCTACCAGGTCAATTACTTCATCGGATAACTGGGAGAAAACTTCTGGTAAAGCATCTGCCATCTCCAATTGTAGCTTGGCCTGAAGTGCCTCTATCTTCTTGATTATCTGTTCCTGCCGGGTCATGTGTCAAAGGTAGAAAAAAATATTTTTAGGAATACTTGCATTATCAGGAATCATTGCCGTAAATTTGCAGAAACTAAAACCAAAAAAAGTTATGCCTACATACGAAGTATTGCTCCAGATTAATGTTTCTCAGGAAGAAGAAGACAACGGATTTGATGTCCGTGAGTTCCTTGATTTCTCTGAGGCCGAAGATGTTCAGGATGTGAAAGTGCGGATAATGAATATTGCCATGCCCCACTTTACCATCCAACAGTTGATTGACTTTGGGCTAATCTCTTAATCCGTACTGACTAAAATGATAAAGGGCCATATCGGCCCTTTTTTTATTGCCCCTCATCTATATCATCCTCCACATATTCTATCTGTGGCTCTGGCATATCCTGCATTATTGGCACAATAGAGGCATTAATCTGGTTTACCTTTTGCTTGGCTAACCTTTCCACATCCGCCCTCTGTTCCAGTATTGGCTTCTGGAACCATGTAGGATTGTCTTGGGTCAATCTACTAACGAATGCCGGAAGGTTCACCGATAGTACATAGTCTTCTTTGGAGCATCCGTTAGTTTCTGCCAGTAAGGACTTCTCATCGGAGGTCTTGAATGGCAAGGGATCAAGCATATTGATAATCTTCAGATAAGTGAGTTGAGTACTATTCTCACCATAAAGCTTCTCTGTGTAATCCAGTTCAATTCCATGAACGATAATCGGATTGTACGAATCCCTTCTTGCTACGGATAGCATATCTGAAATCATACCGGCAGTAAGTACATCAAACTCCGTTGGCACCGTTATAGATGGCAAAGCATTTTGTACATTATCATCTGTAATCAGGTTGAGCGAAAATAGATTATTATACCTCTGGAACATGATGTGGTAGCAAGCCATCTTATAGACCTTTGCCAAATGCACACAAACGGAATAGCAGAAGGTGTTAAGTTCTTTCCGATCATATTGTTTGGCAATCCCAGATTGCTCTGCCGGGATTTGACCAAGTATCTCCAGACCTATGGCCTTGAAACCTTGGAATTCTTTATAAATAATGTCCTCCTGAAATAGGCGAACTGAGTCCACCGGTCTCTCAATATATCCTGCCGGTGGTACAGGCGGTACAAGGGGTGTAGGATTGATTGCAGAAACTCGGTCAAGGTTTATCTCCATCAATCCAAACGGAGTTGTAGAAGCCCTCCCAGAGCCTTTACAATCGTTACACCCTGCCTTCTCGTTCTTATTGTTTATTCGCTCACCGGTACCATTGCAAGTCTTACAAGGAGACATCTTCAATGCCCACTTCTGCGGTAGGGCATGAACGGCAAACATGACATTAAGGTCATCTGTCCTGAAAAGAACTTCATTCCATGCCGGAAGACAAGGCTCCAGAACGGAATCATAAATCAGATGTCCATCTTCCTCATCACAAATGATATTCCCAACCTTGAAGGCAGGAAGATACATGAAGTTGAATGGCATTGAGTAAACCACAATTGGGTTGGGTTCCAAGTATTGCTTTACTTGGCGGAATAGGAAAAGCCCTTCAACTGTCAGGGCCAAGAATTGGTCCCACTTTTTATTATTGGCATCCTTCCATTCCTCGGTCTTCCAGAGTACCCACTTATCATTTTCAAAAAGTAAATCCTCAGATTCGATTATTTGTGGGTATGGCTTTGACCAGTCCAGTTCCGGAGTCTGATCAGGTTTCTCAATGAACTCCTTTATATCAGGCATGATAGCCACAACGGCATTTGCATCCTGAAGGTAGGTTTTAAGGAATACATTGAATAACCAGGTCTCAAGTTTGTATGTCTTTGGTAGGTTGTACCGGACATAATACTCCAGAGTATTCGGTTGGCTATTGACTTTCTCCGCAATCCCGGTCCTTTTGTAATCCGATTCAAACCGGATTTTAAAGTCATCTGACTGTTGGATTTTCTGGAGAAAGGTATAGACCCTGCCTGTGCAGATTTTTGTGGGTGATTGCCACCGTTCTTTCCGGTAGGCTTTCATCCATGGTTCCTCTGAAGGATGTTGAGACCGGAGCAGTTTTTCGGGATAATCATTCTCGAAGTGATACTCCAATACCTGGGCCTTTTCTCTGGCCTCTATTATGTATTCACTACGGCCATCACGGATTTGTTCATCCATGATGTGCTTAACGATTATCCCGATTAACTCCTCCATTTTAATTAAGTCAACTCAATAGTAACTTGAATATCCAAAGTACCGAATACACAACCGGACTCGTTTGAAACTACGGCAACAAGGTTATAAACACCATTTACGGCACTTGTACCATCAAACTCCAAATCACCAGTTGCCGGATCAATTGTTAGACCATCAGGTATAATACTATTAGGTCCATCCTGAAGACTCCAAACCAATGTGCCTTCATCCAAAGGACTATCATAGTTAAGAACGGCAGTCCAGTTGGTTGTAGTAGTTCCAATAGCAGTAATGCTAAATGATGACTGAGCAATACCGGCACTTGGACCTTGAATCATAAAATAAAGACCCTCAAGGAATGTATCAGTAAGGAAGCTATATGGAAGTGCATTAACCTTGGAAATCCAAGTAACCACAACCTCGGCCATCTGGTAAGTGTTGAGTTCATTAGTGATAACTGGATCACCAATTACTGTTACATAAGAACCGGAAGCATCCCAGATACGATATGGAGTTAAGTAGTAGAAATCATATAACTGACTGGTGGTAAGGAAGTTATTATAAAATTCTACATTAGTCAATGTAACTCCCTGTTGATCCATATAATTCAAAGTATGGGTCTTGGCAAGGGTCTTGGTGTTCTGCATACCACGGCCAGTAGTGGTGGCGGTATCAGGCTTCGGCTTATCACCGGATGTATTGAACACAAGGTAAGCATCGCCATCAAGGTATCTCTGCATCAGGGCATCCATCCAGTCCTGGGCATTTGACTTTTCTAATGGCGTTAAAGCTTGTGACTTCTTTACATAAGCTACGGCAATGATTTTATTCTGGAAATCCGGATCGCAGTTGTAGTTCTGGTAACAACCTACGGTCGGGCAAACGATTGATAAAACTGACATTGTTATTTGTTTAACAAGTTAAGCAACTTGAGTTCCTGGGTTGAAAACCCTGTTTGAGTGCCTGAAACTTCATCTGGGACAAAGTCTCAAAAGAGGTTTGGGTGGTGAAGTCTTGAATGGTGGCAACATCAATATCACCTTTTACAAATATTCCCTGATTGTTCCACACTATGTAAGGATGTCTGGTGGCATCAGTCATCGCAAGTTGTGTTTCCAAGTCAAAGAAATCAGTATGCAAATCTATGGATAAATCTTGTTTATTCTGAGGTCTCCGATGGACTCCATTGGATTGTCTGTACAAGCTTTCCTCAATCACCGGTTTCTCTCCTCCTCCGTTAAGTCCTATCCTTATTCTTTGCTTCCAGTTATTGAAATACTCATAGCCTTGGGCAACAGTATTATTGTCAGACCAGAATTCAAGAATGGTGGAGAAGCAGTCTGCTCGGTTAATGTTTATATTATTGCTTAGTGAATACAAGTAATAACTTGTTCCGCACTCACAGGTTTGCTCTGGGGTTTCCCAGAATTCAAAAATGCAACTTGAACCAGATCCATCTGTCTGGCAATTACTCATTGATAGAGTAGTGTCACAGGGAACATTGTTTCTGTTCCAGTTCCAAATTATTGCTCCTTCAAGTTCTTGAGCATCCATCCCTGATATATTTTCATTACACCAAGTCACAATGTCCGTGGCGGTTGTGGTATCAGAGATTACATTATAGACCCCAATGTCAGACCCTAACTGCCATTTAATATATGGGGATATGCTTGTAAAAACTACTGTATTAATGTAGTCAAGGTAATCAGTCAACCCTGTTCCCTCCAATGTATAGGTAAATTCAAGGTCGCATTCAGATGTTGGATCTGAGTAAAGCCCCAACCGGTAACATCCATCTTTTACTGCCGGGATGGTGCATGAAGCTTTAAATTGTTTTGAACAACTATTCTGCCCTTTAAGGAAGAATTGGAAATCTTCTGGCACCGTTCCTCCTCCCCATGATAATGAAGCTACATAATCATCATTCTCTATACTTAAAACACTATTGATATAATTGTATACTACCCAGTTTACAACCCAATTTGTGCCGTTAAAATAAAAAGTTGAATCGGAGAATCCTTCAAGCTTTAGCTTTTCTAAAAGAAATTCTGCGAATTCCTCTGGGGTTGGGGAAGGTGGTATCCCAGAGAAAATCCTTGGGAAAGCATACAGATAATCATTTGGTCCAGTAGGTATTGTTTCCCCTATTCCAACTAACAATGTAGCCGCAGGATAATAAGGATCAAATGGAGGGGTTTCATTAGGGATTAGAAATGAGACAGTATATTTATTTTCTGCTTCCCCTATCTTCTGGATGAATTCTCCGCTCTCCGTAAAGAGGCCTATATTGACATTGTCAAGTCCGGTGAGATTACCATCAATTACATTGAATTGATACTGGTCACCAGGGATGGCCGGCATCGGATAGAACTCTGGACTTACATAGCAATCCGGAATAAAATCTACAAACTCAAAGTCGAATGTATCATTATTATATATCCACC